GGTGGCATCGATGTGACCACGCCGCGCCATCAGGATGCCGTGCACTGGGATCACAGCCAACCCGCCGATGCGGTTCTTGAACTCGCCCCTGGCCTCCAGCGGCGCAGGCTCTAACCCGTCCGGCAACTCGTCGGCGGCCATGATGTCTCGCTGGTTGCCTAGCATCCGTGGCAGCAGCAGGCTCTTCACCCCGGCCAGAACATCCTGGGTGGCATAGAGGGGTTGGCCAAACGCCATGCTGGCCAGATGGGGGTAATTGATCAGCTTCGGCATAGGATGGCCTCGATCTCGTTGAGTTGTTCGGCACTGGCTTTGGTAATGCCTGGCGGGAGGGAACCGGTGCTCACCATGTTGAGCGGGGTCAGGTAGATTTCTCCACCTGCTACCGGCGGCAGGTTCTCCAACCGGCGGATATCGTTGACGCTTAGCCAGCCCCATTGGCGGCCGAGGGCATACGCCTCGTAGCGGGACTTCTGATCTGCCCGTAGCAACCCGGAGACGTTGAACTCGATGTAGAGGTTCTTTCGCTCCGCTGGCAACAGCAGGTCGCGCATCATGGCGCCTTCGATCCGCTTGACCCATGCCAGCAGGGTGTAGATGACAAACTGCAGCCCCTGGTGCTCGATGTTGTTGTTCGTCGCCCGCTCCAGTTCGCCGATCATGTGCGGCGGCACCTTGTAGAGCCGGCAGATCTCGTTGGCGCCATACTTGCGGGACTCCAGCAGCTGCGCCTGCTCGTTATTCATGGCGAGCTGCTTGTACTGCATTCCCTCCTGCAGTAATGCGACCGAGAAGGCGTTGCGCAGCCCGGAGTGGCGCTCTACAAACTTGCCGAGGAACGCATCCACCTTGGCCTGTGAGTCGAACTTGGCGCCATCCTTCGGGCTCTCGATGACTCCGGAGAGCGTGGTGCCGTTGGCAAACACCCGTCCCGCATGCTCATCCACCGCCATCGCAAGTCCGATGGTGTCCGGGTTGGTCTGGATTGGTGACAATCCCAGGTAGCCGTCAAGACTGAACGCCTTGACGTGGTGCACCATCCGCATCGGCAGGATCTGGTTGCTGCCATCCAACAACTGGTAGTAGGGCAACCCATCCGGCCCCTTAAGCACAGCTACCTTGTCCGGGTTGATGGGAATGAGTTCGGTGATGAAACCCCGCCCATCCCGGTCGATCAGGCTGTAGCTGTTACCCCGCAGGCCCAGGTGGCCCATGCGTTGTTCGTTATACTCGAACGCCGTGTCTTTCTGGTTCGGCTGGTTGTGGATCAGGTCGTAAAGGGGGTGGTCGGTGGCACGAAGCCGCTTGTCATCGTCACGGCGGTAGAGCTCGCAAGGGAGCTGGGCCACCGACTCCGCCAGCAGGGTGACACAGGCACGCACGACGCCTTGTGCCAAGGCAGTCTCCGGCGTCACCAGCACCCCAGCCTTGGTCGTCTTCCCGGCCATGCTGCTGATCCACTGACTGAAGTTGCCGCCCTTGCGCCCGCTGCCGAACATCATTGGCAGGAACATCAGCTATCCCCCTTGTTGCGTTTGGCAAACTCGGCGGCCGCCACTGCCCGGCTCATCAGAAATGACCAGGCGAGGCAGAGCAGGCCACCGACGACCCAGCCAAGGGGCGGTGAGTAGAGACTGGCGCCATAGGCCAGTGCCGCAGCCCCCAGCAGACCCACGATGAAAATTGAAAGTTGTTTCAGCATAAAACGTCCGAGGTTTCGTAGATGGAGCGCTCATCTTCACGGCCCGGCACCATGGCCCGACCGATGGCCATCATCAGCGCGACTGCACCGTCTATCTTCTGATCGGCGCTCTCCTTGACCGGGCGCACCATGTCATCGTTACCGGGCAGATACTTGCCGATCACGTTGCCAATGCACCAGGTCATCAAGCTGTTGCCGTCGTGGTGGAAGCGGCCTGCCGTGATGGCCGCCTCCAGCTCCTTCATGGCGCCGGACATGTTCTGATAGTTCTGGGTGATAGTGATGGGGGTCATCCCTTCGTCCGCCAGTGAATGTGAGAGAGCGATGGCGCCCGCCGGGTCGAGGGGTGTTTCCAGCACCTTGTTGTCGAGGTTGGCCTCTTTGGCCTCTTCGAAGATCTCGCGGTAGTCGATCTCCGCGCCGTCGGTGGTACTGAGCTCACCCAGGTTGACCCACTTCTGGTATCGCTCCGCCAGACGTCGGTTGTCGTTATCGAACACGGTATCTTCCGGCACCCAGAATCGGGGGGCTACGGAGTAGTAGTGGCGCTTGCCGTCGATATCGCGCCAGAACAGGCGGGCCATGGAGTTCATGTCGAGCTTGCGGGCTAGGTCGAAGCCGAGAATGCACTCGTCACCGGCAAACTGCTCCAGGGTGAGGCTCTTGTCCTCACAGGCCGCCCAGCGCTGCATGTTGTAGAACGCCGTCTTGGCCGAGACCCAGACGTTGAGATGCTTTGTCTTGAATATGTTGGCAAAGCGGGCCGATTTGATGGCCTTGGCCTGCCTGGCCAGCAGATACTCGGAGTAAACAGAAACCCCCATATTGGGGTTAGCCTTGGCCAGCACTGCCGGATCCGCCCAGTCATCACCCTCGTCAATGGTGTAGATGATCCCGAACAGCTCGTCGTCCGGGACCGTGCCGGCCAACATCTCGATCACCTCCCGCCGCTTGTCGTAGCAGGGGCCGTCGATGTTGTAGCCCGCGGTGGTGATGACCCACATCAGCGGTTGGCGGCGGGCGCCCATACCGGTGATCATGGTGGTGTAGAGGTCGTCGCTGTCATGCTCGTGGTATTCGTCCACGATGGCGCAGGATGGCGACTGGCCGTCACCCGGGTTGCCAATCAGCGGCTCAAAGCGAGCGCCGTCAGCAGGGATGTTTAGGTTGCTGGCGTTGACTTCAACCCCGTAATTGTCGAGGAAGTCCTGGGTGCGCTTGGCCATCAAGCGGGCGGGGCGGAATACCTCCCACGCCTGTTTTTCAGTGGTGGCGCCGGAGTAAACCTCGGCGCCAAATTCGTTATCCGCCGCGAAGCAGTAGAGGCCAACCGGGGCGGAGAGCGCCGACTTGCCGTTCTTGCGGGGGATCTCGTTGTAAACCTCGCGAAAGCGCCGCAGGCCGCTTCCTTTGCGCACCCAGCCAAACACGCAGCAGATGATGAACAGCTGCCACGGCTCAAGGTTCAGGGTCTGGCGCTTGAAGGCCCATTCCCCCTTGGTGTGGGGCATGAGCTGAACGAACTTGGCAGCCCGCTCGGCTTTGTCCTTGTCGAAACGAAACCGGAACTTGGCCGACTTCTCTTTGGCCAGATCATCGAGATGACGCTGGCATGCCTGGATCACGTAGCGGCAGGCTGGGATGTTGCCACGCACCACATCGCGGGCGTAGCCATTGGCCACGTTGACGTAGGGATAGCTTTTGCGTGCGGCCATAGTCCATCCCTACAAAGCAGCGAACGGGTTGCCTCCTCCCTTCTTCTTGTTGCCGCCGATCAGGCGCGAGCGGCTGGAAGGGTCCAGCCCGAGCAGGGCCCCGTATGTGGTCATTTGCTTGAGTGATTCGTTGGCGACGGTACAGGCCGGATTCTTGACTGGACCACCCGTGGCCCCTTCAACCACCAGGCCGTGCTTCGAGATCTCTTTCTCAGCGCGGCGCCAGCGGGAGTAAGCGGCGCAGAACGCCTCCAGGTTGTGCAGGTCGGTGATGCACAGCACCTCAGCGGCGCACAGTTCTTTGATCACCATATCCCACAGTGTGGGGGCCCATGGATCCTCTGCCAACCACTCAGGGCAGGCGACCCCGATCAAAGGGGTGAAGGTGGGTTCGTCTTTATTCAGTGCCCGCTTGCCGGCATTGCCCCCCAAGCGCTTCAGTGCGGTCGGCTTGGGCTTCCTACCGCGCCCGGGCACGGTAGCTGCACCGCCCATCGCGCCCTCCATTTAAATTTTTAATTTCGCGGGTATAAAAATTTCGCGGGGCGGAGCAGTGGTGAGGTCGAAAAGCTGGGAGGATTTGATCCCCCCTACCCCCTCACCAGCCCCCCCCGGCGCGATGCCAGCGCCTCTGCCCGCGTCTTTGTGGCGTGGCAAGGGTCGCAGATACTCTGCAAGTTATCGTCATCATCGGTGCCGCCAGCGGCCTTGTTGACGATGTGATCGACTTGAGTCGCTGGTGTCACAATGCCAAGAGCAAGGCACACTTGGCACAGGTAGCTATCCCTCACCAGTATCCGCTTACGCCGCTTGCGCCACGCCCAGTCATACCCGCGGTCATCGGCGCTGGTCTTGGCGACCTTCTTCCACCCATCAAGCAGATGTACATGGGCTGGGCAGTAGCCATGCCGCTCGGTGGTCAACTGATGGCAGGTGCGCTCTCTGCACACCTTGGGAACTCGTGGAGGCATGGCTGCTACCTGGTTGTTGCCGCACCGGCACACATTAACGCGGGACGACCCGCCAGATGGGAGAGTGACCCGGTGCGGCTATTCGGTTACTGCTGGGAAATTAGGGAGTGGTAGGCTCTTTCGCAGGCCAGACCAGATGCTCGAGCTCGGTCATACGCTCTTGCCAACTCTCCCGCTCGCGCATCAGCCCGGCTGAGCAGGTCGGCAAGCACCACGGCGGGCTGTCTGGCTGTTTCGCTTGGCTGGGCAACGCCGGTATGGCTGGCGCACTGATTTGCTCGTGCTGCCAAGCGGCGGGCTTGCTCGTGCAACCCAGCAGCAACAGCACTGGCAGCAGCAGCGTCACTCTCAGCCCGGGCAATCTCTTGTTCTGCATCCTGTCTCACCCTCTCTATGTCCGCTTGACGACGCTGTTCAACCTCTCGCGCAGCGGTTACCGCATCAGCTCGTGCAGAGGCCAGTTCGGCCGCCTGTTTGTTCCATTTCGCTGACCACTCAAGCCCCTTGTCATGAGCTCCGGAGCTGTATCCTGAGTGGTGAATCCACCACACCAGCAGCGCTACCGCGGTCAGGCGAGCGAAGAACCACACCACGGGATGCGCATCGAGGAACTGCCTGACGGGGCTCATGCTGCAGCTACCCCATTTTTGATGGCCGCAGCGGCATCCATACCCCTGAATAGGCATTCCTCTGCGACACGCCGGCGGGTCAGCCCGCGCATCACCTTGCCATCGTTCTTGTTCCACTTCCGAAACTCACGGGCTGCGCCATCGTAATCACCGGCGTTCAGCTTGCGCAGCAACGTCGAGTCCCCCAACCCTTCCGGAATAGTGTCAGCATCGATGTCAGACCCAACGTTGTAGGCGAACGACACCAGCGCATCGAACTGGCCTTGAGTCAGTGGTACCTTGACCAGCGACAGCACATCTCGCTCAAAGCGGCGAAGGTCATCAACGAACACGCTATCAGCCTGTTGTTGCGTCCACTCCAGCCCGGGCCTCACCTCCGGCCCGGTGTGCCCCCACCCGATAGTCCACGGCTCCCCATTCTTGCTGCCAGGGTCTGGGTAGGCCCTCAACTTGCAGGTCTCGAAGTAGTGCATAAGGCTGATGCCGTGCGGTGATGTGCGCTCAACTCGGACCATTGCCAAACCTCCTATCCAACACGCGACCGGCAAACTCACGGATCTTCTCGACCCCGAGGAACCCGATCGAACCGCCGACAAACCCGGATGCAGTGGCCGCAATCCCGAACAGCTCCATCCCAGACATCACTGAGAGGGAAATGGCGCCACACAACAACGACTCGAGTAGCCGCTGTCTAACACCGCCGCCGGAGTAAGTCACCCGCAGCCAGGAGATCACCACGGACAGAATGAAACCATATAGTGCGGGCCAGTGAGTGTCGGCCCACGCCAACAGCCAGGCCAACAGGCCAAGGTCTTTATCAGGCATCTTCATACCCACCAC